TAATAAAAAATTAAAATTTTTCATTAGGGTAATAAAAAATTAAAATTTTTCATTAGGGTAATAAAAAATTAAAATTTTTCATTAGGGTAATAAAAAATTAAAATTTTTCATTAGGGTAAAGGGTATCGTAAAGAAAAATTGAATAAATTAATATTTTCATTAATTTAATCTAATTAATGAAATTTGTTGAATATTTTAAACATTTTAATATCTATGAAAATCAAATGGTAAAAATTTCTTACATGTACGATGAAAGTATTAGTGAATCTTTTTGGGTTTGGGTAAAGGAAATAGATGATAATTTAATTAAAGGTATAATTTGTAATGATCTAAAAACTGATGATCTAAAATTGGGTCAAGTAATTAATTTTAAAAAGATTCATATTAAAGAAACAGCCAATAGATTTTATACTTTGGAAGAAACCTTAAAAAGTATTGAGATTTCTAAAAAAAATATTATTGCTAAGTTATTAAATGAAGCAAATATAAATTATATTAACTTAAAAAATTGATTTTTATAATAATTAATAAAGTTATTTTTTGTTATGAGAAAAGTATATGAATTAACAAATTATCTTAGTAAGATTTTTAAAGAAGAAACAAAGAAAATTAGTTTGGGAAGATGGACTATTAGTTATTGTCCTAATTCTATTAAAAAGAACATAGATTCAGGTAATCATGACCATTGTGGACCTTGTGGAATTAACAATACTAAAGAAATAGATAATACCGATGCTGGTGAGCCAGGACCTTTTGGAATTAATAACAATTTAGTTGAAGATAATGAAGATATTATTATTAAAAAAGAGAAGAAAACCTTAGTTTAAAACCAGCATACACATATAAGTTATTGGAATACTACAAAATAATATTCCCATAATTAAATGAAAATAATTTCCATTTTTTATTAATATTTTTATACTTATATTATAATGAATAGTGATTTATTATTATCAAATTGGATTTTTGTATGGTTTGTTTTATATTTATTAAATGTTATTCCATGTAGTCCAAAATTAATTATTTTAGCAGGATTTGGAATAATTATTTTTATGATAATTTATTTATATAAAAAAAATGCATCTAGATATAATTTATTAAAATTTACAATATTAAATATACTTATGAAAGCTGTACCTTTAATAATTCTTTATAAAGTTCCAATTACTAAAAATGATTTTTATTTTTCAATTACTATATTTATAATATATATGTTATGGCTTGATGTAAATGATACAAATATCTTTGAGGTATATCGTAAATTAATGAATTATTATATTAAGGGTAGTTCAAAAACTTTTGTTAGTAATACATATGATAATATTTATAATAATGTAGTATTATCAGAATAAGAAATATTATTAAAAAAAATTGATATTTTTATTAATAGGATATTTTATTAAATTAGTATATTTTTTGATGGCGGAGGTGGTGGTTGTGGTTAAAAAAAAATGTCCTCATGGGAAAAGGAAGAATGATTGTGTCGATTGCGGGGGTAGTTCGATATGTCCCCACAAGAAAAGAAAATTTAATTGTAAGGAATGCGGAGGTGGCTCGTATTGTTTACATGGAAAAAGAAAAGAAAATTGTATTGAATGTTCTGCAAGTAATTTTTGTATTCATAAAAAAAAGAAAAATAAATGTGCGGAATGTAACGGAAACTACTTATGCGTTCATAAAAAATACAAAAATAGTTGTGTTGAATGTAAAGGAAGCTTAATTTGCATCCATGAAAAAAGGAAAAATGATTGTGTTGAATGCGGTGGCAGTAGCATTTGTCCTCATAAAAAAAGAAAATTTAATTGTAAAGAATGTAAGGGTGGTAATTTCTGTATACATGGAAAAGCTAAAGCAAGATGTAAAGAATGCGGTGGCGCTGCTTATTGTCCTCATGATAAAATTAAATTTAATTGTCGTGAATGTGGAGGTGGCGCATATTGTTCTCATGATAAACTTAAAACAAGATGTAGAGAATGCGGTGGTTCTGCTCTTTGTATTCATGATTTAAATAAAAAAAGCTGCAAAAAATGTAATGGTTCAGATTATTGCGAACACGGTAAAGTAAAATATATTTGTAAGGAATGCGGAGGTAAGGGAAGATGTGAACATGATAAAATAAAAATGTATTGTAAGGATTGTAAAGGTTCAGGAATCTGTATACATCAAAAACAGAAACATCATTGCGTAGAATGCAAGGGCTCTCATATATGTCCTCATAATAAATCTAAATCAAAATGTATTGAATGTCACGGTTCACAAATATGTATTCACAATATAAATAAAACAAATTGTAAGAAATGCAAGGGTGGAGGTATTTGCGAACATAATAAACAAAGAGCTTATTGTATCGATTGTGGTGGAAAATCAATATGTATTCATAAAAAACTTAAAAAATATTGTAAAATATGCGGAGGTTCAGCACTTTGTAAATCTGAATGGTGTCATACTATTCCAAATAAAAAAAATGAAGGATATTGTTTATTATGTTTCATACATTTATTTCCTGACAAAAAAACATCTAGAAACTATAAAACTAAAGAAATAGCTATTAGAGATGATTTAATAAAATATTTTAATAATTATAAATGGCTTTGTGATAAAAAAATTCTTAATGGTAAATCTTTTAGAAGACCTGATATTTTATTAGAACTAGAAAATCAAATTATAATAATTGAAATAGATGAGAACCAACATATATCTTATGATTGCAGTTGTAATAATAAAAGATTAATGGAAATATCTTTAGATTTAAATCATAAACCTATAGTATTTATAAGATTTAATCCAGATAGTTATTTAGATAAAAATAACATTAAAATAAAATCTTGTTGGAAAACTGGATTAGATAACATATGTAGAGTTGATAAAAAATATGAAAAAGAATGGGATGAAAGATTAAATATTTTAAAAGAAAATGTTAAGTACTGGTTAAATAATAATACAAATAAAACTATAGAAGTAATTGAATTATTCTATAACCAAAATTATATTAGTGAGTCTGAAAATAAAGAAATTGAAGTATAATATATTTATTAAATTTTTTTCTAATTATATATAATGAGTAATTTTAAAAGTGTTCCGATGGGAGGTACGAGGCTACAATTGAAAAGATTTCCTATAGAAAAGATGGCGGAGTACGCCACCATGTGCATGATTGCCAAGAGAGCTACTGGAAAATCTTACCTTACCCGCGAAATCCTTTATCACAAACGCAAAATACCAGCATCCGTTATAATCTCCAGAACAGAAAAGCTAAATAGATTCTACGGTGATTTTTGTCCGGATTCTTATATTTATAATGAATTTGACACAGATATCTTAGCAAAAATATATGAAAGACAAGCTAAATTGAATGAAGATAATATAAGGAGGAAAAAAGAAAGTAAAAAACTAAAAGACGATAGAATAATGTTAATTATGGATGACTGTATGTCAAGTAAAGGTGAATGGTTAAAAGACCCTCAAATTTTGGAATTGTTTTTTAACGGAAGACACCACCATGTTTCTTTTATTTTAACTATGCAATTTTCCCTTGGTATTCCTCCAGAACTTAGAAGTAACTTTGATTATGTTTTTTTATTAGCCGAAGATGTAACATCAAATAGAAAAAGATTATATGAACACTACGCTGGTATGTTTCCAACCTTAGCAATTTTTGAACAAGTTTTTGGTGAAATTACCGAAAATTATGGTGTTATGGTTATTGATAATCGTGTTCATTCTAAAAATATAGCGGAAAAAGTTTATTGGTATAAAGCTAAAGAAGTACCTGAATTTACATTAGGATGTAATAAATATAAAAGATTTCATAAAGAACACTATGATAAAGAATGGAATAGAAAATTACCTATGTTTAATCCTGGTGATATGCTTGCTAAAAAGAGAAATAATATCAAGTTAATTATAGAAAAGATAAAACAATAAATTAAAAAATATAATATTATATTTTTTAATTAAATAAATAGTTATTATTCAACATCAATAATTTTGGATTTCATATTCTTCTCTTCCATTTGTTTTCTTAACTCTAATAAACCAATTTTTTCTACTAAATCTGTTTCTTTATCGGTAAATTCTTTCTTCTTTGCTTCTAATTTTTTAATTTGTTCTTCTAATGTAGAAACTTCTTCTTCAATAGATTTTCTTATTTCTTCATTCTTGATATTTTCTAATTTTTTATTCATAGCAGATTTCTCTGAAACTTTATCATTCAAACTTTCTTCTAAATTCTTTCTAATCATGTCATTCTTTCTAAATTCATGATATAATTGTGCTTTTCTTTCATTATCTTTTTTACTTTTCATAGTATCATTTAATTGAGGATTTGCATATTCTGATTCACCTGCTTCTGCTGAATCAGGTGCAGGATTAAATGGTTGCCATTTATATAATTCTCCAATTAAAATACTACAATTGTCATTTATATCTCTTAAAGCTCTAGAATGGTTTTCAGCATTTTCTGCATTATCAAAACAACCATTTACTTTAATACCTACCAAACTAATATTATCTTCAACCAAAAATGAGATACAATACCAATTTTGATTCTCAATCTTTTCATCCTTTCTTTTTACAACTCCATCAAATTTAATTGGAACATTTTGATTTTGTACATTATCCGAAACATTTACAGATGGTTCTTCAATTACAATATTTTGTAATTTTTCTGTAAATTCCTTTTCCTTTTCTAAATACTCGTTTTTCTTTTGTACAAGTTTTTCAATAATAGTTTTTAGCTTTGCAATGTATTCATTCTTAGAATTTATTAATTGTTCATTTTCTTCTGTTGATTCTCCTTTTTGTAATTCTTCTAATTTTGCATTTTCATCTTCCAATTCTTTTACTTTAATTTCACAATTTTCTTCTACATTTTTTGTCATCATTTGATATTTTCTTTGATCAAATTCCAAATTATTTTTATGAACTTTTATTAAATAACGATGCATCATTAAATTTAATTCATCATTTAAATCTTTACTATTGGGTAAAGGATCAAAAGCATTCCATGTACCCATTTCTGCAACAAAATTATAATGTCCAGGTTCTTTTAACAGTTGTACTTGTTCTTTTGCATCTTCTAAATTTTTAAAACCTCCACTAACTTTTACAAATTTAATATTTTTTTTATCATCGTTCATCCATAGAGAGAGACAGCAGAAATTTTGATTTTCAGGAATAATAGCATCTTTAGGAATATAATCAACAGTTGTCATTACACTTATAATCTTATATTTCTTTAAAACAATATTATTTTATAATTATAATCTCAGATTATTCTTTATCTAACTACTACTGTTTTAATATCTTGAAGATACTGTATCTGGTAATTCTTTATTGTTTGTATTAAATTTCTTAGTATCAAAATCAGCATAACCCATCCATACTTCAGGGCGATCAAACATTTTATCAAAAATTTTAGAAGGTCTATCTTGGTCTAGTTCTTCTGGTTTTTCTTGTACCAATGTACCACCAGTATTTGTCATGGGACATTTATTATAACTTTTTGTTAAATTAATTGTTAGTAAAATAATTCCAAAAAATATAAATATTACTGAAATATTGTGTATCAAATTATTCATTATATTGATTTAGAAATTATTTAAATGATGAAATAAAATCCCAATTTAAATCATTACATATTTTTTTCCAAATTGAATCGTTTTCCATTAAGATATCCAATTGTTTATGTAAAGGAAAACAATCTAATAAATGATCTAATTCTAATAACTCACAAAATTTATGCAAAACGAAAGAATAAGATAAAAAGTTTTTTCTATCTACTGGTTTGTGTTTCATCCAAGGTTCTTGAATCATTAAAAACATACGGATAAACATTTTTTCCATATCTCTTGTAATTTTAGGAGGAGGTAATCCTGATAATTTATTAATTATATAGTGTATATGTTCGTATAAATTATTATATTTTAGTTTCTTCAAGATTGCTCTCATTTTAGCTCTATCTAATGTAGTTAAATCTGTAATACGCTTCGAATTTAGTTCGTTTATAATATCTCTATAAATTTGTTCATCAATTTCAGGAGATTGTTTTGCTTGAAAGGCATTTAACCACTCCCTAAATCTATTAAGTCTTTTATAAGGAGAATAGTCTTTAATTTGTATATCTTCATCCATAATAATAACTTCCATATCTCCACATAATGGACAAATATATGATGATTCAACTAAATTTAATATTTTTTCTATTTTACATTCCAAGCAATATTTTAATCTTTTAGAACCATCGTCTGGTGTTACCCTAATACCTTCTGTAATTTGACAATACTTTTCAAATAATTCTGTTTTATTAACTGGTTTTTCATTTTTAGGTTTTTCATCTACTATTTTTTTTTTACATAAAAAACTTAATATATTCTTTGATTCTGATACTTCTGGTTCATTATCTTTAATATTATAATATGATACTAATAAATCACCAGTTTTATCATAGTAATCCATTTCTTGTATATTATTTTTTAATAAAAATAACTTGTTTTCTATGTCATATTTTGTATCTAATAATTCAGCTCTTCTTTTTTGTTCTATATTAGTAAATTTTTCTCTCATTTTATCTAATTCTATAATTTCTATAGATAAATTAGACAATTGATTTTGTAAATCTTCTAGACTATCTTTTTCAGTTTCGAATTCTTTAACTTTTAATCGATGTTTATTTTCGAGGGTTGATGTTTTTTTTATATCTGTAACTTTATTTTTTTGACCAGTACTGGACATTAGGTATTAATGAATAAAATACTTTAGATGGTTTTAGTATTATATTTAAAGAAAACTTTTGTATAATATATTAATTTTACATAAAATGTATGATATACGATGTGAAAGTTAATATTTTAGAAAACTAGTAATTTATTTACTGATGATATAATTAAACAAATAAAATAGTAAAATTTTTGTTATATTTTGGATAAAAATTTAGTAATTTGTAAAAAAACTTTAGAAAATTTCATTTTTTTTGGATTTTTACTTCTAAACCCATAAAAAATAGGAAATATTTTTTTTATTTAAAATTTTTTTTCTTGGTTAAAGTATATCACTATGGGTGGTGGTTTAATGCAACTCGTCGCATATGGCGCTTAGAATAACATCTTGGGCGTCAACAGTGGGCAGCTATTACAGTTCTAGATATACTGTAATAGATAAATCTGTGTAAATATCTAGAAGGAATAACTTTTCCTTTATATAACCTGCTAGTGTTAATAAATATTGTTTATATGTATAAAATATTATTAATGCAAGAATATCAAATTGTCCTGGAATCCCCTAAAGCTTTTAATACCAAGTTAGAGTAGTAATACATCTAATGGCTAAGAACAAACTTAGATATGGTGAAAATTTAAAAGATGCGTAGATTGCGTTCTACAAAATGGGCAACCAGCAGCCAAGTAACTTATTTTTTATAAAATAAGCTATGCAGTTCATCGACTAAACGGTATTCGGGATTCGGCGGAATTCATAAGATATAGTCAGCCGGCATAGGAAACTATGCCGATGCATCGCAAGATGTATACCTTACAGGTAATCCTCAAATAACATTTTTCAAGGTTAACTTCTGTTTAAAATCGGCCTTAAAAAGTGACTATTAAAAGTAGTCGCTAGTCTTTATTAGATCATAATTTTAGATTAATAAAGGCGACACTATCAAATTGCGGGAACCGCTTAAAGACGTATAAATTATAATTAATGAAAGTATATAAACAATAAATAAGATATTATATAATGGAAAAAAATTGTATCACTTGTAATGAAATAAAATCTTTAGATTTATATTCAAATGATAAATCTAGAAAAGATGGAAAAAGACCAGAATGTAAGGTATGTAAAAGTGCAAGAGACAAAGAATATAGAAAAACTAATATAGAAAAAGTTAAAAAAATAAATGAAAATTATTATCTAAAAAATACAGAAATATTAAAAGAAAAATCTAAAAAATGGTATCAAGAAAATCTTGAACAATCAAAAGAAGTTAAAGCCAAATATTATCAAGACAATCGCGAAAAGATGGATTTAGCTAAACAAAACTGGTATGAAAAAAATAAAGAAAAAATGAAAATATGGACAAATACATATTTTAAAAACAAATACCAAAATGACCAAGATTACCGAATAAAAACCATAATGAATAAACGAATTAGAGATTATATTAAATCAAAAAAAAAACCTACCTTAGAATTTCTAGGATGTTCTATTGAAGACTTCAAGAAATGGATAGAATATCAATTCGATGAAAATATGAATTGGGATAATATGGGAAGTTATTGGCATTTTGATCATGTAAAACCTTGTAAATCGTTTAATTTTTCTGTAGAAAGTGAAATTTTAGAATGTTATAATTGGACTAATCTTAGACCATTGAAAGCATCTGAAAATATTTCTAAAGGCTCAAAAATAGATAATAACATAATTAATAAACATAAAATATTAGTAGAAAATTATATAATATAAATACTTTCATAATTATATTGCGTACCAAGTCAGAAAAGAAATTTTTTGATGGCCCAGAATAGGAAACTGGGGCTGAATAATTTAATATTATTCGAGGTAAAAATCGCACGTATGATTTAAATTTTTAAATTTAATGAAATAGCAAATCCGCAGCCAAGTCCTAAAGTTCGTTAAGATATTATTTACAATTTTATCTAGGTGAGAATTATGGATGCAGTTCAGAGACTAAATGTTAGTGGGCTCGAGAGATTTTAACCAAATCTCAAAGAAAGCCTAAGTTATAGTCCACCCCCTTGGGAAACCTTGGGGATCAGTGCGTTTACAGAAGACACACAAACTTCTCTGTTGAACCTATTCAACAAGTATTTAACGGTGCAGCCGACTTCGGTCGTACCGTAACTTGCAACTTAAACAGAAACGGTGATTTAATCACCAATATGTATTCAGTTGTACAACTCAATGCTGCCGCATCTGCCGCCAGATGGGGCTATGTCAGAAGATTAGGCTATGCCTTAATCGCTGAAACCAAAGTAGAAATCGGAGGTTCTAAGATTGATGAACAATACGGTGATTGGCTCAATATTTGGCAAGAACTCACTATCAAATCTGGTCAAATAAGAGGTCACGCAGCAATGATTGGTGATGTATCTGAATTAAAATCTTTCAAGCTTAGACATGAAGCCTACACCATGTTTGTACCCCTCGGTTACTGGTTCAACAGACACAACGGTTTAGCTCTCCCTTTAATTGCTCTCCAATACCACGATGTTCGTATCACAATCCAATATGCCAACTCTGCTCAATGCGTCAACTGGGACCGTTCCGCTGCTGGCACCTTCACTACTCCCGTCAGCATGGATGATTCTTACTTATTAATCGACTATGTATACCTCGATTCTGAAGAAAGAAAGAGATTTGCCCAAGCCAGCCACGAATACCTCATCGAACAATTACAATTCACTGGTTCTGAATCTCTCCAATCAACAACTAACAAGTACAGACTCAACTTTAACCACCCCAGCAAATTCTTAATCTGGGTTCCCAAGTTAAGCAAATGGAACACCCCCAACAACTTCCTTGCTTATGCTGATGATGATGATGTTTCTGCTGCAAGTGACAGAGCTGCTAAATTAGTATGGTTAGCTTCAAGAGATATCCTTGATATTTCTAGTGGCTCTCAAGATGCTAGTGGTGAATTCTGGGTACCCAGCGCACCTGCTCTCACTCAACAACACCCTCCTGTATCTTCTCGTGTTATCATGACTACTCTCCTCAGAAACTTAGCTGCCAAAGTTGATGCTCAATTAATGTTCGAAACATCTGAACCTTCTTCAAATGCTTTAGGTGCTCTCTACCTTGCTGACCCTGAAAATGTTGTTTTATTAAAGAACGAATTAACTTCTGAAGATGTATCTCACTTAATCTCTGAATTAACTGGTAATGGTGCTGATACCGTTGCAGCTAGCTTCTTTAACTGGAGCGACGGTGGTGGCAAAGCCCCTGGTGCTTATGCCCACTCAGTAACTGTTTCTGACATCTTCAACTATGGCAGATACCTCGATAGAACCGTAAACCCTGTTTCTTCTGGTAAACTCCAATTAAACGGTCACGACAGATTCCAACAAAGAGAAGGCAGCTACTTCAACTATGTACAACCTTGGCAACACTTCAGCAACACCCCTGCTGACGGTATCAACGTATACAGCTTTGCACTCAAACCCGAAGACCACCAACCTTCCGGCACTTGCAACTTCTCTCGTATCGACAATGCCACTTTACAAGTTAACATGGTCAGCCAATCTGATATCAACGGTAACAGTTCCAACTTAAACATTTACACTGTAAACTACAATGTATTGAGAGTAATGAGTGGTATGGCTGGTACTGCATATTCGAATTAAGGAGCTTAATTCTATCGATTTTATTTCGATGGTTAAACATCTAAATAATTATGTAAAATATTACTTAATTATTTATATTACGATGGTATATTTTTACCACACTTAACACTATTTCAAAAAAAGTTGCTAATTCATTTTAAAGAGATATTAGGTTAAATATTAATGCTATCTATTCAGAAAATAGACGGATTAACAATAAATATATTAAATAATTTGATAAAACTTGACCAAATTCATGTTCCTATTATAAGTAGATTAAAGAATAATAAATCGGAAAATTATTCATTTAATAATGAAGAAAAACTTTGGTATTTCCAAAACTATAAAAATAAAAATAAATTAATTGATATTTTATATCCTAATGAAAAAATACTAAGTGTTGAATTTAAAAACGGCGATTTTAATGATTATAATGAATCTAACTTATTATTAAAAAAAGATAATAGATTTAAAGATGATTTTAAATCTCCTGATGGCATGGAAATAATTAGTTATGGTAAAAGTATAAAGATTCTTGAAGGTAAATTTGCAGGGCAATATAGAAACATGTATTGGGAAATGAAATCAAAAAAAAATTTTATTGTAATGCATATAAAAGAAAATATTTATACAAAAATTTCAAAGAAAGATGAACTAAAAGTATTAATGATAAATAATAAACGTCCAGTATGGTATTTACATGATAATGGTTATATAGCAACTACAATAAGAATTAATACGGATACATATTTTTACTACCTTCACCAACTAATCATGGACCAACACGATAAAGATAATACTAACCTAGAACAAACAGTAGACCACATAAATCAAGATAAGCTCGATAACCGTAGAGAAAACCTTAGAATTGTTAACATGTCAGAACAAAATAAAAACAAAGGTAAACAAACTCGCCGACACGATTCAATATCGTGTCTTCCAAATGGTATTAAAGTTCTTCCAAAATATATTGAATATAGAAAAGAAATATATAATAAAGAAAATAATAGTCAAAGAGAGTTTTATATAGTAAATCATCCTAAATTAGATAAAAGCTGGGAAACTACTAAATCAAACAAAGTATTAATCCAAGATAAATTAAAATATGCTAAAGCTAAAATAGAATTAGTTGAAAATCAAATAACTGAAGAACAATTTAAAACAATAATTGGTATGGATGATAAAATAGATTTACCAGTTGGTATTAGATTAGATATTTTCAGAGAAAAATATCATTATATTTTTGACTTACGAACTGAAGATAAAAGATATAATGCTAAAATGATTTTACATTCATGTGATATTCAAAAAGAATTAGATAAATTTATTGATACTGTAGTAAATGAAAAATATCCAGAATTAAAAATGCAAAAATATGAAATCGAAAATATTATCAATTTAGATGAAAAGTTAATTTCACAAGTAGAAGGAATCGAACAAATTGTTGAGTCGGAGAGACCGACATACCCTAAATATATTACCGTTTATGAAGAAAGAAATACTATGTATATTCAATTTAATAAATCTTCTAAAGAAGGTAGATACAATTTAAAAAGGAAAATTCTTTCTAATGATATTCAAAAAGAACTTGATAACTTAATAATTGCTGTTAAAGAAAAATATCAAAATTTAGTATTATCAGAAATGAAAATATTAAATCCAAATTTATTCAAATTAAAAGAAAAAGAAGATAAAAAACAAATAGTAATTATTTAACGCATTGAGCACAATTAGGTTTTCTAAAAAATACCAACCATATTATAATTAAAATTAAAACTAATATAATAACAGTTGCTACTCGAAGCATAGTAGTATATTTACCTCTAGTTATAAAATTATTTTTAACATATAAATCAGCAATTTTATCAACCGCCGAATCTATAGTATCATCTAATGATGTTACTATTTTATTACTAATTTTTTCAGAGACTGTATTCTTAAATGGTAATTCTTCTAAATCACTAAAAATACCTGTTCCATTATTTTTAAGTAAAATTATAATTTGTGATTTAAAATAAGGTGTTAAATCATTATCAGTTGTATTATCATTAATATAATTAAATACAAGTTTTTTTAAATTTTCTTTATTATTTTTATAAAATGAATTTATTTGTTCTTCACATGTTAAACGAAAATCATTTTCTAATTTACAAGAATCCTCTGGTATAGATAAAGGAATTGTTGATAATGCAAATGATAAACCCTTTGCTATTAAAATTTCTGCCTTAAATAATGATTCTTTTTCTACTAATGTTACTGGTTTTTTTATTTTTATTTCTTCTAAATTTTCTATAATTGGATATAATTCTAAAACCGAAAAATCATAAGGTGTATTATTTATGTTAAATATATCCGGTAAATCTTTAATTAAAATATTAGCAACTTCATAATTTAAATAATCAGAAGTTGTAATTATATGTTTTTTAATATTTATCAAAACAATATTTCTTGAATTAGTTTTGTAAAAAATATCTGATGAATCACTATTTGAATGCATAGACATTTGTAAAATAGCATTATTAACTAAATTAATAGCAGATTTCTTATCATCTTCATTAGCTTGTTCACCTCGGATATCATCAGATAAAAAAGTTTCAATAGTTTCATTTTCATTTTTATTAGGATAACAAACAAAATTTACATCCATATTATTATATTTTAGATTTTTATTTATAGATAAAATTTAATTATAATTAATGATAATTTTATGCATTATTCCAGCTAGAAGTAAATCAAAAGGAATTCCTCATAAAAATATAAAGTTATTAAATAATAAACCTTTATTAGCTTATTCTATTGAACAAGCTAAGGAAAGTATATATTATAAAAATAATAAAATGAGAATAGTACTTACCACTGATTCTCAAGAATATGCTAATATAGGTATATCATATGGAGCAGAAGTTCCTATATTAAGACCTGATGAAATTTCTGGTGATTTATCTACTGATTTTGAATTTATAGAACATATGGTTAATTATTTAGAAACTACTGAAAATTATAAACCAAATATTGTTTTACAATTAAGACCAACACAACCTTTAAGAAAAATAAAAGATATTGATACTTGTTTGGATTTATTTATTGAAAATTATGAAAATTATGATAGTTTAAGAACTGTTGTACCTTTTGGAAAATCACCATATAAAATGTATGAAATACATAATAATGTATTGAAACCTATATTACCAAATTTAGAAATCAATAATCAAACAATTATTGAACCTTATAATCAATGTAGACAATTATTACCAGCTTGTTATCTTCATAATGGATATATAGATATTTTAAAACCTTCTTTGATTATTAATAAAAAAATTAGCGGAGATAGAATTTATCCGTATGTTATGGATGAAAAAGATACTATAGACATAGATTATATTGAAGATTGGAATAATTGCGAAAAATTAATAATTAAATAAATTAAACCTTTGGTTTTTTTGTAGTAGAATGACAAGTGGATGGGTCTTCGTCATCTTCCTCTTCATATCTTTGAGACATCATATTACTAAATCTTTCTTGAATAGGACTTGTAAACATACCTCCTCCACCAGTTACACCTCTTTGAAGTCCATAATTACTACCAGTATTTGAAACAAGACGAATCAAAGATTGGTTAGGAACTGCATCTTTAATTTCAGATAGAATATCTTCCAATTGTGCTTTAGTTGAAATTACAAAAGGACGGTCTTTAGCTTCAGAATTATTAAGATTTTCAATGGTTTTAATTAAGATTTCTTTAGCTTTAAATGATTCATAACCTTCAATTAAAGATTCTACTTCATTCATAATTTTACCAACTTCACATCTTACTACTTGTTCAATTAACTCAATTCTTTCCCGGCAAGCCAGTTTGGAATCTTCGATTCCTTCTAAACTTTCATCAGAATTAAAAATAATAGTTTTATTTTGATTTCCATCTTCATAGTTTAGTTCTATTTGTTTATTTTCAGAACCTTTGGGAATGTTTAGCATTACCCACATAGGTTTATTAGAAATGACTGAACCTACTGAAAATGTATTTCCTTCTTCAGCAATAGGTTCAATACATTTCCAATCATCTGGAAATTTAATTGAAACATTGGAAGAAATTTCAGATTTCAAACCCCCAATCATATCGCCTAAAGATTCAGGTAATGAAATTTCATTTTGAATAAAACTGTAAGCACCGTGAGTTTTGGTAGATAAAGCTTTCATTAGTTTGCTATTATGATTATCTCCATAACCTAAAGTATAAATAGGTTTTGAAGGTATATAAGATTTAACTAGAGAATAAATTCCATTTACTGATTTGACTCCTTGGTTAACATCACCATCGGTTAAAATTACAATTGCATTACAATCATTAATTTCTAGTGAGCCCAAACATGAAATAGCACATTCCAAGTTTGTACCACCTTCAGCTTTCAAATTATCAATCTCTTCAATAATAGAATTTTTATTAGAATTATTAATTTTCTCTTTTGATAAAATTATTTTTTCATTTGAACTGAAACCAATCAAAGTAATTATATCATCTTCCTCTAATATATCTACCAAAACTCTCAATGTTTTCTTAACTGAATTTATTCTTATTCCTTCCATACTACCACTTGTATCAATCAAAAGTGCAATATTAATTTTCTTTGATTCAACATTTCCTACTCCTAAAATTTTAATACCCATAGTATTGTGGTTTAGATTAGGATTATTTAAATAAGTTGCCTTTACATTTATTTTATTAGCCATAATAATACATAATTATAATATAAAATATAATTCTCAATTTTTTTTTATATTATTGATTAAATGAAGGAAAATAAATCTCTTTATGAAGATAATCATCCTCAAACTTCTACTAAAGGAACTGGATTTAAAGATAAAGAAAAAGCTTTAGAAACATTAAAAATTATAAAAGATAGAGATATGAAATATCAAAAACAGGTAGTTTTAACAATGTATAATAGAGCTAAATTTCATCCACACCAAACTGAAGGAATGCGAGAGGCAATGAAAGTTTATAATGATTGGATTAGTAAAAATATAGTAAAAAAGTAAATTCATAAAAAAATTGAAAATAATATATACTATTTATTATATAATATATAATGGAATCAAATAACGGGTTTGACTATTATAAAGTTTTTGATGATAATTTAGCAAAAGCAAAAGAAAATACTGCTATAAAACAATTACTAAAACAAAATTTTTGTCATCAATGCTATCGTAACAGATTGCAACACAATAATGACAAATTTATTTTTTATTGTAATTTCTTTGAATTAGATAGTGAATATCTAAAGGAAAATATAATTATATTTTAATTATAAAAAAAATATATATATATATATATATCTTCTTAATGGATGAAATTTATAAATTAAAATATTTAAAATATAAACAAAAATATATTAATTTAAAAGGAGGTCGTTTAATTGATATTTTAGATTCTCCAGGAAATAAACTCATTAAAACTAAATGCGATACAGTTGAAAACATTAAAAAAAATTTTGCTTTATGTAATAAAGTTAATGATAGCTTAGCTACTTCTGAAAATAGTTATATAATATTTTTATGGTTTTTAAATAGTATTAAAGAAGACGAAATTCAAACTCTTGAAAAAATTATTTTATTTCATAAAGTAAAAAGTAATAATGTTTTTATATTGTCTCATAATTCTTTTGATATGTTAACAAAGCATATATCTTTTGATACTAAAGAAAAATCTCCAGAAGAAATAAAAAATCATCTAAATTTCATTTCAATATTAAAACAAAAAAATATAAAAGTTGATAATGAAGATTTCATTCCAATATTTAAACAAAAAATTATAGATATTATAGGTTCTCATGAAAGTATTCCAGAATATAAATCAACTATTAATATTACTATTTATAACCTTACTCATGGAAACTTTAAAAATTTTAATTCTGATTTATTTTTAAATAGTGACGATCCCAAGGTATTCATTACTAAAAAACAGTATTTTGAGTGTATAAGTCCAATATTTGATTCTAAAAATTTTATAAATTTAAGTATTGTTAATAACAATTGTTATTCAACTTATATATTTCATGGATATTTTAAAAATGAAATGACTAAATTAGCAAAACATAATGAACTTGTTAATATATTTACTTATTCAACTAGACCATATATGAAATATTTATTTTATTTAAGATTTATTTTATTATTTTTTAGCAAAAGTAATATTGTAGAATATAGTAAAAAAACATCAGATAATGATAAGTTTAACCATTTCTTAACTATAAATACTTACATACAAAATAAATTAGATACAGATAGTACATTTGCTTCATCAGTAGAAACAATTTTTTATGAATCACTTTCGGAAATTAAAAGTAGTTTAAACAAATTTTTTTATTTCTTTCAACCTTTATGTAATTTTTCACATTTAGATCAAATATATAAAAAGTTAAATGAAAAATCTTTCAAAGATACCTATGCTTATACTGGTGCAAATATAAATTCAATAGATTTATATGAGGATGAGAATATTACTAATTCAATTAATCAATATCTAGAACAAAGTTCTTCTATGTCTTTAGATTCCTATTTAAAATTAGAAATTAATAACACTGAATTAGAATTAGATTTTAAATATAATAATAAATTTGATATAAATAAAAGTATTAAAGATTTAAATAATGAAATTAGAACAGATACTTTTGTCGACGAAGTGCTTACTAAAGATTATATGAATGTAGGAGGTTTAAATTCTTTAAATAATTTCTTAAATAATGATTTATTAAATAATGATTTATTAGAAAATAATTTATTAAAAAAATTAATAAAAATTTCTTTTATTGAACAAAAAGATATATTATTTGTTCCTATAGAACCAGATGATGTTAAAAGAGAAATTATGAGAAATAAAAAATTAATTGATTTATTATAAATATTTTTAATAACATATTTTATTAAAAAATTTTATTTTATTATTCTAAACTATTGCATATTTGAGTACTTCCTGAATATTTTTAACAGCAATAACTTTGAAAGAATTATCTTCTGGAGAATTACCTTCTCTTCTCATTATATCTAAATCTTCCATATAATCTTCAGGAATTAATGCTAATGTACAACCTGCTTTCTTTCCACCATGTAATTTAGCATTTAATTCACCTATAATACCAGCTTGGTCGCATAAATCAATTTCACCAGTGATACATATTTTATTATCTATTTTATTTCCACTTAATAATGAATAAATAGCTCCATTTAGGACCATCTTTTGGAGTTGCGCCATCTGGACAATGTATATGAATACCAAAAGTTTTCTTATTATGAGCATCTTCAGTTATTTTATTTTGTTGTTCAGAACTTAATAAATTAAAATTTAATAATTTTTTTAATTTATTAAAAAAATTGATTAATTGATTTTATAAATGCAAATGATATTTATAATGTCAAATGTTATTAAAATTAAAATAGATGAAACTGCTCCTAATTTTATCAAGGAATATTATATGAATTTTACAAATCATCATGAAGGAGATGCTGGTATAGATTTAATTGCTCCTTACGATGTAATTTGTAAAAGTGATAGAAATGTTTATACAATTGATTATTTAATTCAATGTGAATTTACTAATTATTTGCAAACTAAACAATCATATTATTTATACCCTAGGTCTTCAATAAGTAAAACTCCTTTAATGATGGCAAATAGCGTAGGAATTATTGATGCGGGTTATAGAGGAAATATAATGGCTAAAGTAAGAAATTTATCAGATGAAGAATATGTAATTAAAGCCGGAGATAAATTATTCCAGATTTGTTCATCTGATTTAAAAAGTATTAAGGTTCAAATAGTTACCGAATTGTCAGAAACAAGTAGAGGCAGTGGTGGTTTTGGTTCTACAAATAAAAATAATTAGGTTTAATAATTTATTAAAATGAAAATCATAAAAATTGTAAAATTTCCTGGTCCGAAATTTTTAAGAATGCCTAACCATTTTTCTATTTTTTCTGGGTCATAAGTAGGGAAAAACATTCTATATACTGAATAAGAACCATGAGTTAGGAATAAAAATATATCATAAATTAATCCAGATTCAGAATTTAATTCCTCTAATCTTCTTTCGTAAAATCTATCATTACCATTTACTTTATAACAAGCAATAGCTTCATTTAATCCATAACTTAAACCAATCATATAAGACATAAAAATAATTAAAGGTGTATACCAGTGAAAATATCCTTTAGTTGTCGTTAAATATGTAATTAATACTATATTAGTTAAATTATCTGTAACTAAATCAAGAGCCATTCCAAGTTTAGTACCCATATTATATTTTCTAGCCATTTTTCCATCTACACAATCTAATAAATAACCTAAAAAATAAGAAATACATGCAAAAGCTTTTTCATCAATATATAAATAATATAAAGCTAAAAATGTTAAAGAACTGCTCATATAAGTAACCATATTTGGTGTTAAACCAATATTTCTCATAGGGTCAACTAATTGATTAGCTATAGGGAAAAATATATAATTGTCTGTAATTGATTCATATTTAGCATCATCACCATATTTTTGATTATTATCATCATATATAGGTACCTTTTTTTTTGGTAAAGCAGTTTCTGGTAATATTTTTTTTTTATATTTATTAATTTCTTCTTTAACTTCATCTATAATATTTGTAATTGAATTTTTATTTGTTTCGTAATTTTGTTTCACTTCATCTTTGATACGATTATACACACCAGTGTTTTTATTATCAAGAATAGTAGTTACATTTTCTGATATGATAGAATATGTATCTGATAAATTATCTGAAATATCATCATAATTAATATTAGACATTATATTAAGATAGAAATTTTAAATAAAATAAAATTAGTTAATTTTTTTATTTTAATTAAAAAACTCTTACAAATCTATTTTCAAGATGTTTATAGCCTTCTATATCTTTTTGTTCAATAATTTTAAAAATATCTTCTTGAACTTCTAATTTAATTTTCTTGTCTCTTTCATCTTTTGCGTCCAAATCAGGTCCTTTATTAATTTCCATTAAAGACGCACTTAAATCTAAAGAAGGAGCTACATCAGAACCAAATAATTGAAATAATGTATGATGGTGAAGTTTTTTATTTTTACATACTTTCATTGAAATAGCTTCAATAATATCGTGCATTAAATTATTTACATTTTTGTCCCATAATTTAGAGCTACCTGGACTTTTCTTATCTAAATATTGTCTAAAATCGTCTAAAGTTAAAGGATTTGTATCATAAATCTTTCTGTCAATATAACCAGTTGTAATATGTTTATCAAAATCCATGTCATTTTCATCATAAAATTTAGGTGTGTAATATACAAATCCTGCATCATGAATATAACCTTCAAGTACACCTTTTCTGCAAACTAATAAAGTATAATATCTAAAGTTGATTTTATGATTATTAATTAAAAAAGGATTATATAAATAATCTTGAACTAAGAAATAACCTTCATTATAACCTGACATAATATCTTCATATGTATTTACTAATTTTAAGCCTTCTTGTCTTTGAGCGTAATTTTTTAATATATACATATGACCATCTTTTTTGGCATTATTTTCATCAAAATGATTTTTAATTTGATTTAAATCTTCTACTTCATCCAAAAGATATGTTTTAGGCATTAAATTTTGGGCTTTATCTCCATAATAAGCTTTCAATAATTTCCATAAATGAACTTTGGAAGCAGGCCAGTCACAACCATCTACAAGAAAGATTTTCTTTCCATCTTTTTGATTTTCAAATGTTTTAACTTTTTCTTCACATGTATTATATTCACAAGGCATATAATAATCCCAATTCTTTTCATTGTTTTTCATTTTATATTTTTCAGCTACTTTACCCAATAAATCTGTTAAATGACATTCTGAATAAAAATCACTAAAATCTTCTCTATTCTTATTACTAGTTAATACTGCTTTGAAGATTAGGAAGATAATTATAATTATTAAAATAAAATCTAATTCCATTATATTAATTTAGAATTTATTTTAATATTTTTATAATAAAATTTTTACCTTAATAAATTGATTATCAAAGCTAAAATAGCACCTCTTAAAATTAATGAAGGATAATTTGTTGGTATCTTATTAAAATAAGGTATTTTTGTTATTGCTCTTATTAAATCAGGATGATTTAATATTATGAAAAGTAAGATTAATATAATTGGTTCTTTGATTTTAATTAATAAATTATATATTATTTCTTTCCATGATTTTTTTTCTTGTTTTTCTTCTTTTTCCTCTTCTGAATCAAAATCTGTATTTTCTAAATTTTCTATTTTTTTTATTTTTTTAGGTTCTAATTCTTTTTTAAAATTAATATTAGAAGGTAATGGTCCATCAAAATGTTTTATATTATCAAAATTATCCAGATTTGTTTCCAAATCTTGTACAAAAGAATTTACACTAAATTTTTTTTTACAACTTGGTGCATCACATTCTTTAATTTTACTGTCACTAAAAGGTTCTCTTTCAGTATATTTTAATTCTCTATTAATAAAATCTGTTTCATTATTTCTTATTTTATTTATTGAAGTACTCATATCTGTATTATTCAATAATTCTCTTTCTAAATCATCCATTATTATAAATTAGAATTTATTTATATTTTCTAAATATACATTGTCTAATATTCTATACTTATTTTTTATTATTTTTTTACCATTTTTATCAATTTGCTCTTCTAACCATTTATTATCTGGTTTAAATGGTGGTTCTAAAATTTTAGATAGTTTCAAAATTTTATTTACCTCATCTAAAGTTATATGTCCTCTAATATCTTCAGTTAATTTAGTAAAAATAAAACATTTTTCTATTGGACAGGATACTAATGTTCCTAAAACATCTTTCATACCATATTCTGATTTTAAATACCAAATATTAATATTATGCTTCAAAAATGCTATTTCTATTTTTGTATACCTTTCACTATCAAAAAATTTATTTGCATAATTTTCTAAATCTCCAAAAAATTCTTCTTCTCTCCAGGAGTCATATACTCCTTCCCAAACTACTACCGATGTAAAACCTCTTCTTTTTAAAACCTTATATAAATCACTAGAAGTAAAATCTACAAATACATTATTTTCATTGGTATCTATCAATGTTGGTGTGTAACTTTTAATTAACATACAATTACCTTTTACTATTTCGTTTTCCATATGCAATAAAGTAGCCAGCTCGTTATGTTCCAAATTACTTTTTTTATTTAAAGTATCAAGATAAATTATTTCATAAATATAATTTACTTCATCTGATATAGTTTCTGTCATTAAATGAGTGTTATTTCCATCTGAACCTATTTTTAAAAGCTCTTCTAATTTATTAAAGAATTGATCAGGTTTTATTTGATATGTTTTTACAAAAGGTAAACTAATTATATTTTGAATATAATTAGGATCATTCCAATCTAGATTTTTTATTGAACCTGGTTCAATTATCATTACAAAAAAAGGCTTTTCATTAAATATTTTCAAGTCAGACATTAAATATTTAATGGAAATTGTTTTTATATATATTTTATAATTTATCTTCAATTAATTGAGAATAAACATCATTAATTTTTTCTTTTTGTAATATTACCACAGGATTTTGACTAAAGAATTTTTGATTTGCTCCTTTTTCATGAGGAATAAATGATTCTTTATCTACTAAATATAGAAATCTTTTAGATTTTAATTTATCTAATGCCTGTGGTTTTAATTCCGTAATCTTAATTTCTTTTCCATTGTAATCTTTTTTCAGTTCTTCTTTTTCAAAATTATATGAACCTAAAAGTGCTATATTTGCATCTTTATAAGCTAAAAGTTTATCATTCTTTTTCGGATGCATTTTAGAACCTAAATTATAAGGTTCTTTAGTTGCAATCCATAAACCAGGTAAATCAATAGTTTCACTTTCAATTAAATTTAGGATAGTTTTTAATTGTTCATAATCTTTTTCTAAATACCCTACTTTTTTGAAAGCACCGGTTACATTATTAATTTTTTTAGATAAATGTTCATAATCTAAATTTTCAATTGGATATTTTCCATTAATAATATCATCTCTATGAGTATCTAAATTATATTTGATTAGATTTTTAATATCGTTATCGCTATTTTTAATATAAAATTTAAGATGTGTATTTAAATTAATTTTTTTATTTAAACTTTTGAAATGATTATTTTGACCTATTAATATATTTTTTTTATTTAATTTAATTTTTTCCCCTAATAATTCTAAAAAAGTATTTTCCCAATATAAAGTCATCTTTTTTTCTACATCCTTGAATTTATCATTTTTATTATTTTTCATTTTTTGATAATTTTTATACATTGAATCCATATTTTTATCTAATAAAATAGTTTGATTTATTTCATCTAAATCTATTGGATTGAACAAATTTTTATTAATTGTATTACTAAATTCAGTTTTCAAAACAGGATTTAATCCTACAATATGGCAAGTTAAACAGTTTTCGTCAGTATTCTTTTTAGAATTTTTTTTACTTATTTTTTTATCCATTAAAAATAACTTTGAAAATAATAATTTAAAAATATTTACTGTGATATTAGTAAGTATAAATCTATGTCAGAAATTATAACTAATATTATGCCTAAATCTATCACATATACTAAATCTTGGCATTCCTTTTCAGATCCTAATAGTCAAATTCAAAAATTATTATTTGAGTTAAAAATTACTACTAATAATACAACTAAAATATTTAGAAATTTAGAAAGTGACAATCATTCTTCTCTTATTATTTTAAAAGATCAAATTAAATTTTCAGATATTCAAAAATTTACAATTTGTGTTTCAAAATTACCTTTCGAAATTAAATCAATTTATGAATTAGAAGGAATTATAAATCATAATCAATCTTTTTATACTGAAAAAAATGATAATTTATATGTAGAATTTTCTCAAAATTCTAATGGATTTACCATTTGTAATTGTTCATTTTTAAAAAATCTTTAGAAAAAAAATATATGTTAATATTAATGAGTGAAGTAAATTATTCAATTCCAAAAAAGAAAACTGAAAATTCAAAATATATTTATAAAATTAATGAACAAAATTCACAAATTTTTATTTTCGAAATTATATTTTATGACTATGAAGGAAAAAATTCTAAAATCCGTCGTATTAAAAGAGGTAGTCAAGGAAATGTAGTATCAGAAGCTGATAATATTATATATAAAAACATTGAATATATTAAAATAGCTATTTTAGATAGTAATAATATTAAAAATCAAATTCAAGCAAAAATTATTTTAGACCATTCTACAACTTATACAACATATATTACAAATGAAATATATTTAGAATTCAATAGTGATAAAAATGGTTATATGGAATGTAATTATAATATTCCCCAAAAATACTAATTATTTAGTTAAAAATAATTTTAACTAAATAATATTAGATGATTATTAATGAAAATATTAATTTAGAAGAAAAAAATATTTTAGAAGGAGATAATTTAAACTGGACAAATGATATAGATATATTACTTGCGGGTTGGTGCGATAATGCCAAATGTTTTGAATGGATGCATACAGAATCAAATTCTTTATTTGCAAAACGAGCAAAAATATTTATGATTACAATTAACTTATTAACTGCGTTTTCTGGATTAAGTAATGTAATAGCTGGAGGAATAACTATAAATGGTTTTCAAATTTCATGGCTTTTTGGTGGTATTTCTATTTTTGTTTCTACATTAAATATGCTTCAAGATAAACTAGCTTATCAACAGGTAGCAGTTAAACACGAAAAATTCGCATCTGCATGGGGAATAATTAGAAATAAAATAGAAGAAATTGTTTCATTACCAATTTCAGCTAGAAGAGATTGTAAAACATTTTTAAGATATATTAAAGCAGATATTAATCAAGTTTCATTAGATGGTAATTCCTTAATACCTAAAGAAATAAGAATAGCTTGTTATAATAATTTTAAAGATATTCTTGATTTTAACATTCCTGATATTTGTGGACAAATGGAACATACAAAAGTATATATTAATAAACAAAAATATCCCCCTTTATTAATTAATTGTGAAAATTAAAAAAATTGCTTAAAAATTATTTTCTACATTCAATTAGATTACAATGGTTCAAAAATGTGAGGCTTGTAAAACTAGAAAAATATCAGGATTAATGTCATTCTCTTGTAAATGTGAATATAAAATATTATGTTCTAATTGTAGAATGCCAGAAAGTCATTCTTGTAAATATAATTTTAAAAAAGAAGGTCATATAGAACTATCAAAACAAAATCCCAAAATAGAAGCTGTAAAATTAATAAAAATATAAAATAAAAATATAAAAATAAAAATATTTACTTATTATAAAAATCTAATAATATGTATATATATGAATCAAAATTTTTATTATTCTGAAGAAATTGAAGATTTTGCTAATGCTACAAATGCTCAAAAAAAAGCTCAACAATTAGCTAATCAAGCAAAAATTAAAGCAGCTGCGCATGTTAGACAACAAAATCAAATTAAGGCACAAATTAAAGTTTATGAAAAACAAATATTAGCTGAAAAAAATAATATTAAAAAAATAAATGATAACATTAATAGAATAAAAAAAAGAGATTTATTAAAAATAACTAGTAAACAAGTTAAAGCACAAGATAACATAGTTATACAAAATAGTTTAAAAAATATAAATTTAGTTAATCAAAAAATTAAAAAAATCAATATACTAATCAATAATTTAAGAGCGAAACTTGATCCTGTACCTACACCTAAGATTACTTATTCAGTTAACGGTCAAATTACTAATACACCTGGACCTACAATTACTTTAGTTCCTACAAATTCATTTAATCCAACAACTATGCCATCTACTGGTATAACTTTTGCTCCTACCTCTGGACCTACCTCTTTTGTTCCTACCTCTTTTGTTCCTACCTCTGGACCTACCTCTTTTGTTCCTACCTCTGGACCTACCTCTTTTGTACCTTCGTCAGCACCTACCTCTTTTGTACCTTCGTCAGCACCTACCTCTTTTGTACCTTCGTCTGGATCTACCTCTTTTGTACCTTCATCTGGACCTACCTCTTTCATCCCTTCATCTTTAGTTTCTAGTTCTGAATCTATTACATTTGCACCTTCATCAGCACCTAGCTCTTTTGCACCTTCATCAGCACCTAGCTCTTTTGCACCTTCATCAGCACCTACATCTTTTGTACCTTCATCAGCACCTACATCTTTCGCACCTTCATCAGCACCTAGCTCTTTTGCACCTTCATCAGCACCTACATCTTTCGCACCTTCATCAGCACCTACATCTTTCGCACCTTCATCAGCACCTAGCTCTTTTGCACCTTCATCAGCACCTAGCTCTTTTGCACCTTCATCAGCACCTACTTCTTTTGTACCCTCTCCTGAATCCACATCTTTCGCACCTTCGTCAGCGCCTACCTCTTTTGCACCTTCATCAGCCCCTACTTCTTTTGCACCTTCATCTGGACCTTCATTGACACCATCTTCTGAATACACTTTTGCAGTAACAACTAGTCCTACATCTTTTGTACCTTCATCTGGACCTACATCTTTTGCACCTTCAACTGGACCTCTAACTTTTGGACCAACTGGATTCTTAACATTGACTCCTACAGGAACTTATACAATTACACCAGCAATAACTTCTAGAGGACCTACATCAATGGGTGCTACAACAATGGCACCTACAACACCGGGTGCTACAACAATGGCACCTACAACACCGGGTGCTACAACAATGGCACCTTCAACACCGGGTGCTACAACAATGGCACCTACAACAATGGGTGCTACAACAATGGCACCTTCAACACCGGGTGCTACAACAATGGCACCTACAACAATGGGTGCTACAACAATGGCACCTACAACACCGGGTGCTACAACAATGGCACCTACAACAAGAGGACCTACATCAATGGGTGCTACAACAACAGCATCAACATTGAGTCCTACAACACCAGTATTAATTAATCATGGTACAAATGTAGATATACCTTCTGTAGGTCAACTTATTAAAAAAGGTAGCGGTAATTCAATTGCACATACAGATGCAATTTTAGGAAAAATGACATTAACTTTTAATTCAAAAGCTGGTGAAAATTATGTAGGTTTATCAGAAAATCCAAATATTGCTAATCCCAAAGTTCATGATTTTATGATGTATGTTTCTCATAAAAATCAACCTATTGCAATCTATGAAGCAAATAATAGTTTTAATTCTGCAACAGATCAATTTATGGTTTCAAATCCTAATTTACCATATTTACCTATTACAATGATTTATGATGGTACTTATGTTTCTTATTATATCAATGGAGAACTTAAAAAAAGTACATTGCGTACTTCCAAAAAACCTTTGTATGGTGTTTTCTTACTTCAAGACGATAAAAGTTTTCTTTATAATATTTCAGTAGTACCTGCAGTAATAAAACCATCTCCTGTAATAACTAATGCTCCAGTAACAACTCGCGTACCTACATCCGAATCTAATAGATCCACAACCCCTATATCTACAACTAGTAGATCAACAACTCCTGTATCAACAACTAGACCATCAACAACTAGACCATCAACACCTGTACCATTGAAAGCAAATCTACCCACATTCTATACTGATTTAAACTATAAAGGAGATTATTTTCAATTACCAATTGGTTCTCACAATGTAAGAGATTTTAGAAATTACAATGATGAAATAAGTTCTATTAGAGTACCTAAAGGTATAACTATAGTATTATATTCAGAAAATAATTTTAAAGGAGATAAGGTAATAATAACTCATGACGAAAATAGTTTAGATAAATTACATTTCAATAATATGTCATCATCTATTGTTGTAACTGATGAAGTTAATGCACCTACATTTTATACTAATGCAAAATTTCAAGGAGAATCATATCAATTACCAATTGGTTCTTATAACATGAATGATATTAGACTTATGGTTTATGAATTAAGTTCTATTAAAATACCTACTGGTTTTCTTGTAACATTATATTCTGATAAAGACTTTAAAGGAACCAGTGTTATATTAACTGAAACAATTGATAATTTATCAACTAAGAATTTTAATAACAAAACTTTATCTATTACTGTAAGTAAAATAATTACTCAAATACAAACTACTAGAGCACCTACAACTCAAATGGCAACTACTAGAGCACCTACAACTCAAATAATTAGTAGTCGTATACCTTCATCAGAAGTTATTAGTCGTGTATCCACAACTTCTGTACCCACAACTCGTGTAGCTACAACACAAGGAGCTACAACTCGTGGTCCTACAACACAAGCACCTACAACTCGTGGTCCTACAACACAAGCACCTACAACTCGTGGTCCTACAACTCCTCCTGTACCAGTTAAATCACCAACATTTTATACCGATGTAAACTATAGAGGCACAAGTTTTGATTTACCAGCTGGCAATCATAATATTCGTGATTTAAAGGCTTCTAATGATGAAATTAGTTCAATTAGAATACCTAAAGGTTATACTGTAGTATTATATTCTGAACCAAATTTTAAAGGAGACAAATTAATAATAACACACGATGTTAATAATTTAAATACCCTAAAATTCAATAATGTAACATCATCAGTTGTTGTTGCTACTGAAGTTACTGCACCAACATTTTACACTGATTCCAATTTTGTAGGAGAATCATACCAATTACCAATTGGTTCTTACAACACAAGTGATATTAGACTCTTAAACGATGAATTAAGTTCTATTAAAATACCTAATGGTTTCATTGTAACATTATATTCAGAAAAAGACTTTAAAGGAACTAATGTAGTATTAAATGAAAACACAAATAAATTATCAGATAAAAATTTCAATAATAAATCTTCATCTATTGTTGTAGCCAAATTAGTACCACAAACAACTCCAGTACTTACAACTCGTGTACCAACAACTCGTATACCTGTATCCGAATCTGTAACACAAGGACCTACAACTCGTGTAGCTACAACACAAGCACCTACAACTCGTGTAGATACAACACAACCAACTACAACTCGTGTAGCTACAACACAAGCACCTACAACTCGTGTACCTACAACACAAGCACCTACAACTCCATATGTACCAGTTAAATCACCTACATTTTATACCGATATAAACTATAGAGGAACAAGTTTTGATTTACCAGCTGGCAATCATAATATCCGTGATTTAAAGAATTCTAATGATGAAATTAGTTCAATTAGAGTACCTAAAGGTTACAGTGTAGTATTATATTCTGAACCAAATTTTAAAGGAGACAAATTAATAGTAACACATGATGAAAAAAATTTAAATACTGTAAAATTCAATAATGTAACATCATCAGTTGTTGTTGCTACTGAAGTTAATGCACCAACATTTTATACTGACGCCAATTTTGTAGGAGAATCATATCAATTACCAATTGGTTCTTATAACATGAGTGATATTAGACTCTTAAATGATGAATTAAGTTCTGTTAAAATACCTAATGGTTTAGTAGTAACATTATATTCAGATAAAAACTTTAAAGGAAATAGTGTAATATTAACTGAAAACTCTAATAATTTGTCTACTCAAAAATTCAATAATAAAACTTCATCTATTGTAGTTTCCAAAGTAGTACCAACAACTGGTGTACCAACAACTGGTGTACCAACCACTGGTGTACCAACAACTGGTGTACCAACCACTGGTGTACCAACAACTGGTGTACCAACAACTGGTGTACCTACAACTAGAGTACCAACCACTAATGTACAAGGTGATAAAGGCGTAATATCAAATAATTTTGCTTTTATTGGAACATTTACTCATACTAATCAAAGCATGTATTTTCCTTTAGGAACTATAAAAGTACCAGATGATTATAAAGAAGGTAGTACAGCTTTGATTTTATTTGAACCAGGAGGAATAATAAATAAAGGTGGAGAATTTGCTTTTGGACTATCGGGAGCAAATCCTACTATTAATGAAGCATTTGTTGCAAAGATTATAAATACATCAGGTAAATATGAAATTGATAATGACGACAAAGATATTAGTCCTAGAAGAGCCCCCTTAGGAAAACCTGGAGATATAATCACTGTAGGTGTAAAAGTATCATATATGAATAGAAGTATAACTAATCCTTCACTTAATATAAAAATAACTTATGAAAAATCTAAGAATAAAGAAAAAAATAAAGAAAAATTTAGTAATTTAAAAATAAACTACAGTGATAGTATATTTTATTCAGCTGATGGTGAAATGCATATATTAAATTAAAAAGAGAAACTAAAATCAGGATATAATTCTCTAATTTCAGGAATTACAAATCCTAACGCTCCTATTAAAATATAGTTTATCATATATTTTAATTCTTCATTTTGAACATCTAATAAAATATTTATTTCATTTAAAATATATAATTGGATTTCTTCCAATTCCATATTATTTAAATCTGAGTCTTTTCTAAATAATGTATTTTCTGGTGAAATTATTTTTCTTTGTTCAGGAGAAAAATTTTCTTTATAAAAACTAGAAACTTCATAATAAAATTTTTTTAATTTATCTTTGGCTAATTCTAAAAACCATTCTGAATCAATGAAAATTGAAATTTTAGAAAATTTTTGAAATATTTCCAATGCTTTTTCTTTAATTGTCAAATTATTTCTATCTTCATCCAAATTTCTCTCTTCAATACTATCTAATATTTCTTTAGGTATTTCTTCTTGAGTTATTGGATTTTTTGTTATTTTATGAGCTTTTAGATAAGATAATGTTTCTTTTTCAAAACATCTTACAAAATTATGAGAATCTTTATAAAAAATTAAATCTTCTATGTTTCCTTCATATACTATTTGCTTTTTTCCTTCTTTCATAATCCAAAAAGTATTTAATGTAACCGGGTCTTTATCGTCAACAGTATCATCTATTTTAAAAATTTGTTTATATGTGTAATCTTCTTTTAGTAATTGTTTATAAAATTTACTATTTACTTTTATTTTTTTTCCAGTAATAGGATTGATGTTTCTATTTTTATTCCATATTTCTAATAAATCTTTAGTAATTATTGGTGAGCTCATTATAAATGATATACTTTGGAAATATTATTTAAATCAATTTTTTTTTTTAATAAATTGAGTTAAAGATATATTTTGATAAATTAAATATATGGTAGAAAAAGTAGAAAGAAAAAGGAAACTTCCTTTCGGACACTACATGAGTAACCAAATTGAAAATCTTGAATGCAAACCGTTAAATCAAGAAGAATATTCTGAAGGATGGAGAACCGTACTTCCTAAACCAGATAAAAGTAATCCAATTCATCATTGGAGTGTAACTTTAGCTCAATTACCTCCTCATTTATGGATTAAATATAGAAAATCCTATGAAGATAATAAAGTATTTTATCCTGTTATTAAAGATAATATTTATTATTATTCAATTAATGAGAGTAAATATGATAATGAATTAAAGTTGTTATATTTAGAATTAATGAAAGGTAAAGACGCAAGTAACAATACTATTAAAGAAATCTTACTTAGTTTAGAAGGTCAAGTAACTGGTTGGTTAATCATTCGTGCAAAAAAGTTTTTAAAAGAAACAAATGAAAGATATTTTTGTGATTTAGATTTCCAATCAAATTAAATAGGGCAAGAATAAATTTGTAAAATTAAAATAAATACAAACATTATATGTATAACAAATAACCATTTATCAAAATAATGTTCAGGTACTTTAATTATAGGATTGATTATTCTATAAAGAAATCCTTTTTGGTATTCTTGTCCCATTACTAAATATTCAAGTTGGGTAAAACCACATTTTTGATAACCGGTTAAATATTGAAATAATAAATAAATTAAAAAACCAAGAACATTTTTCTTTAAAATTAAATTATCAATGAAAATAGAACTTAAAATAATTAAAACTAAAATTAAATGAATTAATCTAATAATGTTTACTAACATTATTAAAGTATATATATTATTTATAAAATTTAAATTATTTAGCGGGAAATGTTAATGCATTGCAAAAGTTAGGGGCAACAGCTGCTTTATATATAATATATAAAACAGGGCAACAGCAAGCAAATAAGAATTCTAACATATCAAAACCATTGTTACATTTGAAACATAAGTATAATGCAAATAACATTACAATAGTATGAAAAACACTATACATAGAACCGTACTTATGTGCATGTCTATATAATTTATGCATACAGTATTTTTTACAATTACAATTTGACATTTTGGACATTTATATAAATTAAGATAGATAATTTATATAAATTATTTAATTTATAATATTTTTAAATTAATTTAAAACTTGTAGTTTTATTACATTCTTAATACAGGTTGCATTGTTATTACAGGTTGTGGTTGTCCTCCTCCTCCTGCTAAAGGTGTTATTATAATAGGTTGTTGTGGTTGTCCTCCTGTTTGTTGATTTACATTACCTTTACCTCTTTGAATATCACATGTGAAACCATTTCTGGTTGTTCTGCAGGAAATATCTTCAGCTACATAATTTCCATTTACATCTAATTGTCCAACTCTTACACCCATTCCACCTATTAATCCTACTGCAGTTTCTAAATTTCCTAATTCTCCAATTAATGAATGACCATTCTTAGGATCAGTAAATTTCATTCCAATGTAAGGTTTATTGATATCATATCTTGATTCAAAATTAATAGGGTCACTATTAGGAGGTAAAATTTGTCCTCTTAAACCTTCAGGACCAAAAGTACCATTAAAAGGGATACCTTGTTGACTTGTTTTTACATAAGTATCTGATAATTTTTTTGCTATAGGATTTTGTGCAGCGGATAACTTAGAAGCAACACTGCTTGCATTAGCTGCAGCCATAGCTACTGCAGGACTTAAAACTTGAGAATTTTGAAAACCTTCATTTTTTTTTTTTTTAGGATAACAAACGAATACTTTTTCTTTATTACTGAACATATAAATTAAACTAGAAATTTATTTTTTAAATATTAAAATATTTTTCAAAAAATTAATTGCTAAGTACTTTAGGACTTGATAGTACCATTTTTTTCAGCAATAATACTTAAAGCATCTGCTAATGTTAGCTCTTCATAATTAAATGATTTGGGAATTGGAATATTAGATTTAGATTTTCCAGAAACTATTTGTAAATAAGGTCCAAATTCTCCTTTTTTAACATTAATGATTTTGTTTTTTACAGTAAATGATTTTAAAGCATATTTATCTACATTACCTTCAATAATTGTCTTTGCATATTCTAATGTTATTTCTTCTTCAGTTTTACCATTAACATTATAATTTTTATCACCATATTTTAAATATAATCCATATTGACCTTTATATAAATTTACAAATGCTTTTCCTATTTTTCCTAATACAATAGGAAATTTTAATAGATTAATTGCTATTTCTAAAGTTAATTCTTCTACTTCTTTAATAGATGCGTATTTCCATTTTGTAGATTCTTCAAATTCACGCCTTTTAACAAAAGGTCCATATTGACCTTCTCCTTTAAATATTTCTAAATGAGTTTCTGGATCAATACCTAATAATTCATCAGCATTTGATAAAGTTGGATTTACTTTAACTTCTTTGGATAATGATTCACAAATAGGATTAAATAACTGATAAAACTGATTTAAAATATTTACCCATTTAGCTTTTCCTTCTGCTATCTTATCTAAATATTCTTCAAAATCTGCAGTAAATTTAATATCCATAATTGGTTTAAAATGTTCCATTAAAAATGTAACTATATGATTTCCTAAATCAGTTGGTACTAATTTTTTATTTTCTTTACCAACTCTAATTTCTTTGGTGGATTCTTTAATTTTAAATTTATCTTTTGTTTGTGTAAGTTCCAAACATTTAGAATCTTTTTGAATACCATCTATATTTTTAATTTCTACATATTTCTTTTCTGTGATTTTATTAATAATTGAAGCATAAGTAGATGGTCTTCCAATACCATTTTTTTCTAAATATTTAATCAATCCAGCTTCATTGAATCTTAATGGTAATTTAGTATATTCTTCAGAAACTTTTATTTTTTTAAATGTTACAACATCTTTTTCTTTAACTTCAATCTTACCTTTAACCGTTTCATCATCTTCATTTGTATTATCATATAATTTTAAAAATCCATCAAATTCAATATTTTCCAAAGAAGATTCAAAATAATGTTGTTTTTCTTTAAAAATTAAAATAGATTCTTTATTTTTTATAATATCTACAGAAATATTTTGAATGTTAATTTTAGCATTTGACATTTGACTTGCTAGTGTTCTCTTCCAAATTAATGAATATACTTTTTGACAATCAGCATCTAAATTTGAAGCTTCTGTAACTTCAACATTAGTAGGACGAATTGCTTCGTGAGCTTCTTGAGCTCCTTTATTTTTTGTAGTATATTTTTTCAAATCAGAATACTCTTTTCCATAAGTCGCTTTAATATATTTTTCACAAGCATTCAATGCATCTTCAGATAAATTTGTCGAATCAGTACGCATATAAGTAATCAATCCAGCTTCATATAATTTTTGAGCAGCATCCATTGTTCTTTTAACCGGAAAACCCATTTTAGTTGATGCATCTTGTTGAAGAGTAGATGTTATAAATGGTGCTGATGGTTTTCTAACCGTTTTTTTATTTTCAACTTTAGCAATTTGAAAAATACATTCTTTATTAATATCATTTAAAAAATTGGTAGCTTTTTCTGTATTTTTAAATTGATAATTTAAAGTTGAATTAAATTTAGAATCTTTTAATTCAAATTCACCTACAGTTTTTAAAAAAGGTTCTGATATTGCACTCTCAATTTCTTTTTCTTTATCAACTAAAATTCTTACTACTACAGATTGAACCCTACCAGCACTTTCACCTATCTTATAAGCCCACAAAATTGGACTAATTTTATATCCAACTAATCTATCTAATAATCTCCTAGTTTGTTGAGCATCAATTAAATCTTGATTTAATAATCTAGGACTTAAAACTGCATCATTAATTGCTTTTTTAGTAATTTCATGAAAAACTATCCTTTTAGGATTTTTCAAACCTAAAACATTACTTAGACTTCCTGCAATAGCTTCTCCTTCTCTATCTTCATCAGCAGCTAATATCACTTCACTACATTCTTTTGTTAAATCTTTTAGCTCTTTCACTACTTTACTTTTATCAGGTGAAATTATATATAAAGGTTTAAAATTATTTTGAACATCTATAGATAATGTTTTTTTATCAAGGTCTTGAACATGTCCAAAAGAAGCCTTTACAATATATCCTGAACCTAGATATTCGTTAATTTTTTTAATCTTACCAGGTGATTCTACAATTACCAATATTTTAACCATTTAATAATATTAATATTAATATTAATTTAAAATATTTAAATCAATTTTTATTTTTTCTAAATTTAGATATATGATTGATATAGAAACAGTAATTTTAGTAACCTTATGTTTAGTAATTTTGTTATTATTAAACATTATAAACAAAAAAACTAGAGAAGGATTTCAAATCACTAATGATGTTCCTCAAGAAGATAGAATTGAAACAAACTATTTAAAAAAAATTTTAAAAGTAGTCAAAGAAGTTTTCCCTGTGTGTGATACAAATCCTAAATGTGGTGACAATGTAAGTGAATATTGGTGCAACAAAAATGTATAAACATAAAAGTATAAAATAAATTTTATACTTTTATATAATGTCAGCTCAAAATAGTTTAGAGGAATTAGTAAAGTTTTTTTTTACTTTACAATTAAATATTAAAATGTATCACTGGAACACAAATTACTATTCCAGACACAAAGCTTCAGATGAATTTGGTGAAAAATTATTAGATTTAATAGACAAATTTGTAGAAGTTTATATTGGTAGATATAAAGTAAAACCTACAGCATGCAATATTAAAATAGACTCCACTTTTTTAACTGAGGAAGGTTCTGAAAATTTATTAGAGAGAGCAAGAAATTATTTACAAGAATTAGAAAAAATGGTTAAAGATACTGAATTATTAAATATCAGAGATGAATTTTTAGCTGAAATCAACCAAACTTTATATTTATTCCAACTAAAATAATCTAGGTTATATAAATGTTAAAATATATATTTTTTTTATTATTAATACTTGTTTTGATTTTATGTTTAACTACATACGAAACATTTGATAATAATATAATTTATCAAGATGATATACCTGATATGAATTGGTCTAAATATTGGAACGATTTTGATTTTAAAGCTAGAAAAAATGCTAATTGTAAACCAATTAAAAAAGATTATACAACACTTGGAACTATGGGCACATGGATTTTAACTATGCCTTTATCATGTGAAAATGGTATGCCTCATACTAGAGCAGGTAATGTAATAGCAATGCCAGAAAATTTCAATAAAAATTTTTATGCCAAAACTTTAGAACATGAGAAGATTCATTTAAGTCAAAGAAATGATTTTTCAAATTGGAAAAAATTTTATCAAAAATATTGGAATTATGAAGTTTATGAAAATCCTCCTTCATCTATGCCATCTAATTTAATAAAAATGAAAAGAGCAAATCCAGATACTTGTTGGGCTCCATATTGCTGTTGGAATAAAATATGGTGGTCAATACCTGTTTATAAAAGTGAAATAGATTTAAATTTTCAAAGTTGTCCAGTTAAATGGTGGAATCAAAAAGAAAATAAAATATATGATAATCCACCTAACGAATGGATAAGTTTCTTTGGTACTAAAGTATCTCAATCGGAACACCCTAATGAAATTAGTGCAGTATATATAGCTAATCAAAATACTAATTCAAAAGGATTTAAAATATTAATGACAAAGTGGGATATGAGTAAAGAAAAATTAATTAATTTATAAATTAAATTTGTTTAGAAAGAATTCCATACCAATTTCCTAATTCCCAACCAATATTTTTAATAATAAACTCAGGACATAATCTTATAATTTCATCTTCTAAATCTCCTTTTCTATAAATATGATAGTAACGCAAATATGTATTACCATCGTCTTTAGATTTCCAAGGGACTAATTCATCTGTTTTTGTAAAATGAAATGTTGAATCTTCTTGTTGTTCCATAGCCCAAACTGTAATTAATATTTTCCCTTCATTTTTCAAGCATCTATACATCTCTTTGAGACATTTTTGTCTATCAATATCATTATCCAAATGATGATAAGTTGCAATACAAATCATATTATCAAAACTATTATCTTCAAAATTTAGTTTTGTTATATTTCCTTCTTCAACCTTTAATAGCTTATTTTTACATATATTAATTTGTTCTATAGAAATGTCAATTCCAAATATATCTAAATCATTTCTATATAACATATTTTTTCCATTACCACATCCCAATTCTAAAACTTTTGATTTAGATTCTATAGAATCCATAAAAATTTTAACAGAACCCCAAATTCTATGTCTGGTATAATTAAATTGATTGGCAATTTTATTGTATACATTTTTTACTGATTCCTGCATATCAATAAAAATAAATAAATAATATATTATATTTCAATTTTTATAATTTTAACTTAAAAAAATAATTCTTTTTCTTATAATGCTCTATACTATTTTCGATTTTTTATATACTATTATAGTGTATCCTATTATAATTTTATTGATTTCTTTGTTATTAAAAACATTTTTTCTATTGAGATATTATAATTACAATTATCAAAGAATTAGAGATTTAGAAACTAAAGAAAATTATCCTAGAATAGGATATTAAAATATTTAATAATTTTTAATATATATCTTTATATATATACATATGGATGTTATGGACGGATTGGCTTCATACGAAGTATTTAAAACAGGTGCTATTTTAGTAGTACTATTTATTTGTTTTTGCATATCAATTGGGTTAGCTATATACAATTATAATAAACATTATACTTCATCTTCAAACTGTAATATTGTAAATTCCAATGATGGATTTTTTACCCAAAAAGCTACTTATGTTGTTAATGGACAAAATTATATTAAAACAATTCAGCCAAATGTAAGTAGAAATTCTAATTCTAATATTGATACTAAAAATTATGCTAATGCTGATGGACCTTGTACTGCTTATTATCCCGATGGATTTCCTAATGAAGTTTCTATTAATAGCAATCCTTTTATAGTAAGTGAAATAATAGCAGGTATTTTATTTATAATTGTATTTTTTGGAATTATCTGGTTTTCATTCTTAAGAACACACAGAAATGTAGCAGGAGTTGTTGGTGGAATTGATGTAGCCCAAACAGTATTAGGAAGTTTTGGAAGAAGAAGATATTATTAAAAAAAATGAAATTAATATAAATTAATAATTAATTATATATTAATGCCTTTACCTTTCATATTAGTTATAACTAAACCAAATAAACTTAGAATAGAAGTTACTACTCATTCTGATACAGGAATTGATTTGGAAGATATACGTAAAAAAATTATTTATATAATCCAAGAAAAAATTTCAGTTTTTAATGATATTCCTGATAATTATAATGATTTTATTTACAAATGTTGGTACATTGATATTTCTGCAGATGCTGAACCTTTTACTTATAAAATTTTCAAAGATGATAAATGGATTTCACCTTGGGAAATTGAAGAATTATATGATGAAGCATATGAAATTTTACATAAATTAGAATTATTGACCGGTTATATTAATGAAGCAAATAAAGATGAAGATGAATTAAGTGATGAAGAAAAAGAGATTGTAGTTTAAAATTTATTTTATTAAAAAATTATAAAGAAAAAATATTATTATTAAGATATATGATTATATTAATTCCTTTGGGTGGTTTAGGAGAAAGATTTATTAAAAATAATTATACTTTACCAAAGGCTTTGGTTAATATTTTTGGCAAACCAATTTTATATTATTTATTAGATTCTCTTAAAATATTATCAAATATTGATTTTGTTTATATTCCTTATAATAAAGAATATGCTAATTATAGATTTGAAGATAAATTAATGAAAGACTTTCCAAATATAAAATTTAAATTTTTAAAATTAGAAAAAAATACAGAAGGCGCTGCTGAAACAATCAATATTGCATTGAAAGAATTAGATAATGAGAATACTCCTATTTTATGTTTAGATAGTGATAATTTTTATTCTGTAGATATAATTAATTTATGGAATGGTAAAAATAAAATTATAACTATAGAGGATAATAATTTAAATCCTATATATTCTTATGTAAAGTTTGAAAATAATAAAATTATTGATATTGTTGAAAAAGTTAAAATATCTAATTACGCATGTACTGGTGCATACGGTTTTTCTTCTTACAAGCAATTATTATTATATTCTCAAAAAATATTAGATAATAAAATTATGCAAAAAGGAGAATATTATACATCAACAGTAATTTCTGAAATGATTAAAGATAATATTGAATTTGAAAATTTAGTAATTAATTCAGATAATTGGCATTGTTTAGGAACACCATTTCAATTAAAAATGTTTTATAATAACTTTCCTAAAATTTCTTGCATTAATAATAATGTTAAAATTAAAAAATTAAGAATTTGTTTTGATTTAGATAATACTTTAGTAACTTTTCCAAAAATAAAAGATGATTATACTTCTGTAGAACCTATTCAAAAAAATATAGATTTTTTAAACTATCTTAAAAGTTTTGGACATACAATAATAATTTATACAGCAAGAAGAATGAATACACACAAGGGAAATGTTGGTAAATTATTATCCGACATTGGAAAAATTACTTTTGATACATTAGATAAATTTGGTATTGTTTATGATGAAATATATTTCGGAAAACCAAATGCAGATATGTACATAGATGACTTGGCATATAATTGTTTTGATAATTTAGAAAAATTATCTGGATTTTATATGGACAATATTCTACCAAGAGATTTTAATACATTAGAATTGGACTCTATAGAAATTTACACAAAAAAATCAGATGACTTAAGTGGTGAAATATATTATTATAATAATATTCCAAAATGTCTCAAAGATTTATTTCCTATTTTGATTGATTACGATGTTGATAATAAATGGTATAAAATAGAAAAAATTAAAGGTATGACAGTAACAAATTTATTTTTATCAGAATTATTGAAACCAGATACATTAATTCATATTATGAATTCAATAAAAAGAATTCAATCTACACCTATAGTTAATAAAAATAAACTAAATATTTATGGAAATTATTGCGAAAAATTAAAGAATAGATTTAATAATTATGATTATTCTAAATTTAAAGATAGTGATATTTTATATGATGAACTTTATAAAAAATTATTAGAATATGAAAATTTAGATAAAGGAAAAATGTGTGTAATTCACGGTGATTCAGTAATGACAAATATAATTATTAATAAATATGAAAAGATAAAATTTATAGATATGAGAGGTAAAATTAATAATGAATTAACAATTTATGGAGACTGGTTATATGATTGGGCTAAATTATACCAGTCTTTAATAGGTTATGATAAAATTTTAATGAATGCAAAAATCAGTATTGAATATGAAAAAAAATTACTTACAACATTTGAAGAAGTTTTTATTGAATTATATTCTATATCTGATTTTAATAATTTAAAGTTAATTACTAAAAGTTTATTATTTAGTTTAATTCCACTTCATAGTAATAGTAATAGTAATAGTAATAGTAAAAATATTAATAATTGCATAGATTTTTATAATCTAATTCAAAAAATTAATTAAAAATTGAATATATTTTTTTATGTATATATAAAATATATTTATGCTTTATTTCCAAAATAACCTTGGTGAAGAAACAATTAGTAGAGAATATAAAGAATTTACATTTAATCACGGGGGATTAAACATTACTTCTGATGAAGCAGAAGTATTGGTTAAAACATCAAAATGGAATGAAAAAATGAATTCTATGATTTTAGAATCTATTTCAAAATACATGACTTTATATATTCCTAAATATACTTCAGCTTTTCTAGATGAAAATTCTGATACAAATAATGGTGAATTTTATATTGGTATATCTGACGATGGTACAATTCAAGGAATACCATTTCAAGGAGAAATTGATTCCAAAATAATATTTGATAATTTTGAGAGAATCATAAATAAGTTTATTTCATCAAATAATCGAATTACAGAATCAATAAAAATAGAAATAATACCAGTTAATTATGAAAGAAAGCATATAAGTAGCGTTTCACCAATGTATAAAGAATACCTTAAACATAAAGAAAAAATTAATAAAAAACAAATTGAATTTAAAAAAAAGTTAAATGAATGGTATATAATTCATTTTAAATATGCTCAAAAATTAGTTGATATTTTTAATCTTGCACCATGTAAACAAGAATTAGAAGAATATATTACAAATATAGATCCTTATTCTCCTGTTATAAAATTAATAAGGGATAAAAAATATATATTAAAAACAAGAACTCATGAAGAAGTAAAAGAATTAAAAAATCATCCTAGTGAACCATATTATTGGGTTTGTAGATTTAAAGATGAACATTTGGATAAAGTTAGAAAAGAAAGACCTATTAATAGAATTAAAAGTGAAATTTTAACATATCTTAATCCTTTATCAATTATAACTAAAGTGTCTGATTTGATTCCTTGGTGGATGCAAAATAATAAAAATATGAAACTATATGTTATTAAAATAATTTTTACAAAAAATTCAAATGATAATTGTATTTATTATTACGATAGGCGTAATAAAAAAAATAGATGTTATAGGACTTTAGATGAAAATAAACCTTGTTGTAGACCTATTTAATTATTATAAACTGTTAGTACTCTTGCAGATGGGTCAATATATTCTTTTATTTCATTTCCATCTTTATCCCATTTAGGTTGCCAATATTTAGGAATTACTGTTTGTCTAGTTTCTCCAAACATTTCACAAAA